TACCTGTACCACCCCAAGTTATTGTGTCTCCTAAATGATCAAAACAAACTTCTATCATTTCTCTAATAGAGTGAGTCTCGCCTGTAGCCAGTATATAATCATCAGCTTCCTTCTGTTGCAGCATTAACCACATACCTCGTACATAATCGGCTGCGTGTCCCCAGTCTCGTTTCGCATCGAGATTACCAAGCTCTAACGGTTCCTTTCTGTCCATAGAGTACATCTCAGCTAAACCTTTAGTTACCTTACGAGTAACAAAGTTTTCTCCTCGTAACGGAGACTCATGGTTAAAAAGAATACCGTTGCAGCCAAAGAACGGATAAGACTCACGATAATTCTTAACAGCCCAGTATCCGTAGAGTTTAGCTACTCCATATGGACTACGTGGATAAAATGGTGTTTCTTCTGTTTGTGGTGTTTCTCTTACTTTTCCAAATAACTCACTGGTGCTGGCTTGATAGAACTTACAGTCCCACATATTTAAAGATTTAATACAATCAAGAATACGAATAACACCTAATGCATTAACATTTCCCGTATTAATAGGAATATCAAACGAAATATGAACGTCAGACTGTGCTCCCAGATTATAGATCTCATCTGGTTTTACATCCTGTATAGCCTGTAATATACTGCTACCATCTGTTAGATCACCATAAATAGGAACAAAGTTCTTATGATCTATAAAATGGGAGATGTTTTGTTTGTTTGGTGTACTGCTTCGTCTGACAATACCATGAACCTTATAACCCTTATTTAACAGAAACTCAGAAAGATAAGATCCATCCTGTCCTGTAGTCCCTGTTAAAAGTGCTGTCTTTGTCATAATAAAGTTATAAAAAATAAAATAAAAAAAGTCAATACATAAATACACTTGACAAAGAAATAAAAATTATATTATAATAATATCCTCTCTCCTTTGTTTACAGGGGCAACATATTGTTATTCTTATGTTGCTCCTGTTTTTTTTCGGCTAGGCTGATACAGGGGGTTGTCAAACCTGTAACTAATTGATACAATCTGTACCAAGAGAGAGAAAGACATTTATTATTCTTTTTATTTTAGTTAAATTAGAAACTACCTGATACAGATAGATACTTGTATTCTATCTATTACCCATCTCCTTCTATGGGACTCATAAGAAAAATTAATGTCAGATCCAAAACCCCACATTATTTATGGAAAGTTGACTTATGAAGAGTTATGTGATCTTATTCGTGTAACTTCAGAGGGTCGTGCTAAAAACTCTGCTGGTTACGATTTAATTGAAATGAGAAGAGAATTAAAACGTAGAAGAGATGGTACGGTTGCACGAAAGAAGGGAAAAGACTATAATGAGAATGAAATGTTAGAACGTGCAGTAAAAGGTGAAAACTTCAAACCGGGTAACTTTATCGCTGGTATGTCCCCCAAACAAGAAAAATTTTGCATGGAGTATATCGCTACGGGTGATAGCCTTACAGCGTATAAAGCAGCAGGTTATGCAGAAGGTAAGAACCATGCAGACACTCGAAGACGGGCTTCGACTTTGCTCAAGAATGAAAAGATACAGCAGCGTATAGACGACTTGCGTGAAGTTGCGTTAGATCGCATGGCATGGAATGCAGATCAGGTTCTAAATAGACTGGACGAAGTTTACAAACACGCCTTATCTAATGGAGACTATACGAATGCCAACCGATCTGTAGAAAGTGTAGCCAAACATCTCGGTATGTTTGTAGATCGGTCAGAGCAAAAAATTAAAATGGGGACAATAGGCGACAGCACAAACAGTGATGAAGTTAAAAAAGATATAGAAAAGCTGGCTGAAATAGCTGGATTTCAGGTTATAGAAGGTGGTGGTAAGAAGTGAACAGTGAAGACTTTAAAGAATTTATAGATACGAGTGAAGATATCTCTACTGGAATAAAAGGAAAGAGGTTGTCGTTTGTAGGCTCTATACCTTATAATGAACTAAACTATTCTCCCGGTTCAGCAGGGTATCATCAGGCTATGGACAGGGTAGAGTTTATGATTGAAAACTGGCATAGTTTTGTCTGTTCCCATCCTGTATTCAGAAACCCGGATTCGGAAATGGACACTGTGAGAAAAAACTTGGTTAATGCAGCACACACGCTGTTTGAAGTTTATAATGAATTAGGAAGTGTCCAGCTTAAAAAAGATTTTAACTTGGCAACGGATTCTTCTAACAAAGCAGGAGTACATTAAAGCATGAAGCAGACAACAGACTCAAAATATCTTGATCAGTATGTAGGTCGTCCAACTGGACAGGGCTACGGTCAAGCACGGAAAGGCCCAAATGTTATTGGTCCTGAAACTAACGTGGTTGTGGATGAAAAGTATTCGCAACCTAAACCATTTAAAGTCGAAAAAGGAGGCTAACAAAAATGGCTGGCATGAAATATGGTATGAACCGGGACGCTCTGTCTCCAGCAGAAATGGCACGTTCAGGCACAATGAGCGAGGCTAAACGCCAACAAATGATGAACATGGGTACGATGCCCGGTGGTACTTTAGTAGATGGGTACGACTATGGCGGTGCAGTTAAAATGAAGCATGGGGATGCTGTCAAGAAAAAGAAAAATACTAGGCGCATGAATAGGCTGGAAGAGCTTGGTCGTGTAGATGCTGAAACAGGCAAGACAAAAAAAGGCAAAAGTAATTTAGTGGCTGAGAAGAAAAGAATTATAAAGGAACTTAGCTAATGCCTAAAGTTGGAAATAAGCATTTTGCTTATACTGATCTTGGAGAGCAGCAAGCAAAGAACTTGAGTAAACAAACAGGCCAGCCTATCGAAAGATACAGAAAAGCTGGTGCTGTAACAGATACGACTAAGAGTGGTTGTACTGTGATAAGTGGGTATGAAATAGAGGAATCATAGTATGGGTTCTACTATGCTGCCCAGTACTCTTGGTCAACAAGGCACTCCTAATATGTTAGGAATGAATCCTAATCTATATAGTCATTATATGGAATTTCAGCAGAATAATAGGATGAATGACGCAACAAATCAGCTTCCCGAAGAATTAACGGGTGCAGCGCAGAACACAGCACAACAGCCTAATGTTCAATTTGGAAATAACAACATAGCCGGAATGACCCCACCGCAGCCATTTAATACGCCCGGCCAACCACAGCCTTATACCAATACTCCTCAACCCACTGGACTTGCTTCATTACCGGGTTTAGGGCAGTTTGGTAAAGGTATAGTGTAAAACATGGATTAATAATGTGGCTTCTTCAGCGACCTCACAAGAGTTAGCATTACGTGAACGCCTGTTTGAAAATGTAATAGCTGCTTCTGAGCACGATTTCCTTACATTTGTACGAATGATGGCCCCTCTGTTGATAGCAGATTTTAAGATGGGTCGTCATATAGAACTAATATGTTCTAAATTACAACAAATAGAAGACGGAACTTGTAAAAGACTTATGGTGTTTCTGCCACCACGTTCCAGTAAGTCTGTTATATGTTCTAAGTTATTTCCTGCGTGGTATATGGGACGACACCCTGCCCACGAAATCCTGAGTGTTTCTCACAGCGATCAGTTATCTTCCGACTTTGGTAGGGCTGTCCGTGATCTAGTGGGAAATGAAATGTTTCAAACAATATTTCCTGATGTAAAGCTGAGAAGCGATGTACGTTCTGCTGGTAAATGGCAGACCAATAAAAATGGTGTATATGTCGCTGCTGGTGTCAAGACACAAATTGCAGGTCGTGGAGCACACGTAGCAATCCTTGACGATGTGATGTCAGAAGAAGATGCTTTTAGTGAAGCAGGTAGACGTTACATAAAAGAATGGTTTCCAGCAGGTTTGCGTACTCGTTTAATGCCATCAGGATCTATCGTGATAATTAATACACGTTATCACGAAGATGATATATGTGGGTGGTTATTAGATGCACAAGATAATAGTGACGAAGCTGAACAAATTTTACACCCGTGGGAAGTTATTAAGATCCCGGCTTGGCTTGACGATGAGGCTGCTAGATTACTTAATCTTCCTGTTGGTTCTAGTTACTTTCCTGAATGGAAGCCTGACAATATACTACGTATTGACGAGTTAGAGATAAAAAGACATAACGGTTCTAAGTACTGGCAGTCTCTTTATATGCAAGATCCTACTCCAGACGAAGGTGGAATTATAAAGAAAGGCTGGTTTAAACAATGGGAGTACAGTGACCCTCCTGACTGCGAGTTTATTATTCAAACAATGGATACTGCTTTTTCTGCAAAGACAACCGCAGATTACTCTGTTATGCAGACTTGGGGAATATTTGAAAAATATGAGGTTGACAGTGCAGGGGTAGAAAGACTAGTATCTCATCTTATATTATTAGGAAACATAAGGGGAAGATTTGAATATCCTGATTTACGTGCCAAAGCGCAAGAAGAGTATGAAAAACATCAGCCAGATGCTATTATGATAGAAAAGAAAGCATCGGGACAATCCTTACTTCAGGATCTTCGTAGAGCAGGTTTACCTGTTTTGGAGTTTACTCCTGATCGTGATAAAGTTAGTAGAGCTACAGCAGCAACTCCGTTCTTTGAATCTGGACGTATTTGGATTCCTGAACATAAGAGTTGGGCTATGGATTTAATTGATGAGGCTGTTACATTTCCGCATGGAAGGTATGATGACCAAGTGGACGCAATGGTAATGGCTGTATTATATATGAGGGATTCTTGGTATGTGTCTCATCAAGACGATCCAGAATATGAAGAAGATGAATCGATCTATAAACCGCCACGTAAAGGTTATTGGAATTTTTCTAATGAGTCGTCTTATGCTTGATTTAAGTAAAACGGAATTAGAGTATATTGATAAGGTAAATGCGTTAACAAAAGAACGAGATGAAGCACGACAGCGTAAAGATGAAATTTTACGTGATCTTGTCTCTATACAAAAAAAGTTAAAGGACATATGTAATGGCGGTTGAACGTAATCTACTATCGGGAATACCAACGGGTAATTCTCTTCCTGCTAATGAAGAGATGGAAGTAGAGATAGATCTTGAAGAACCGGGTATGGAAGAATTGATGGGAATGGGAGCACAGTCAGAAATGCTTCCACCACAAGATCACTATGCTAACCTTGCAGAACTCCTAGACGAAGACACTCTCAAAGAACTGGGAGAAGATGTAGTAGAGTCCTACAGTGCAGATAAAGAATCAAGAGAAGAATGGGAATCTACTTTTGAAAGAGGATTTGACCTGCTTGGGCTAAAGCTACAAGAAACAACAGAACCGTTTGAAGGCTCGTGTACGGCTGTATCTCCTCTGATTATTGAGTCTGCGGTTAAATTCCAATCTAAAGCTACTATCGAAATGTTTCCATCGGGTGGTCCTGTACGAACACAGATTGTAGGATCTATAAGTCCTGAACGTGAAGATCAAGCTAATCGTGTTCAGAATTTTATGAACTACCAGTTTACAGAACAGATTTCAGAATACTTTGATGAATTTGAAA